GCGTATTCTTGTATGCGCGCTGGGGCGGTTTTCCAGTCCTCGTGGTAATCTTTTTTCCAGCTGGCCGGGGGGCGCTTCCACAGCGGCTCCTCGGCCGGCTCGGTGGGCTCTGCCTTTGCCTGCGGTGCAGGTTTGGCATACTTGCCAGCTTCATCCCGCGGCTTTTCAGCCTTTGCCGGTTCAGCCCTTGCCAGTTCCGGCGCGGCCTCTGCGACTTCATCAAACTGCTGGGAAAGCATCTCACGGCGGCTGTCGGCGTTATCTACTGGCACAATCTCATTTAGATCAGACATTTTTTGCTCCCTGTGGGGGTTATCTACGGATAAAACGAATATCGTCGCGCAGCTTGGCCAGCACGCGGTTAGCCTGGTCGTGCGTCATGTTGGCCACTTGCTCCCTCAAAACCTCGCGCCGCGTGTCTTTTGCAACTGGCGCCCGGCTCTCCATCGTTTCGTTGCCGATCTCGATGCAGTTGTGCTGCCGGAGGTGGGCCCGGTGCTGGCTGCGGCTGGTAATCATGCTGCCATCTGCCATGCTTTGATAAGGCTGGATGTCCGGCATTATTCCCGGCGCCACCGGCTCGGCGTAATACTCTGACTTCTCGACCAACTGGCCATCAATCTGGATGTAGGTTTTTCTCATATCAGCGCTAAAACGTCCTCATCATCTAATTCAAGGTGCAGATCTCGAATCCGCTGCACTCTGTCTAAATCGGCCAGCATCCGGTCGTAATCTATTGCCGGTTCAGTGCTGGCCATCTTTTCCATAAACGGCGCGGCAATCTCTGCCGCCGCCTCCGGCCTGCCTTCTACTATTCGCTCAAATGCGTAAACAATCTCGGCCTTGCGTCTGGCTGCGTCGGCTACCTCTTTTGCAAACCGCTTTTTAAGATAATCGCCGTCGTGCGTGTCAACTTCAACAATCTGGCTTACATAGTCCCATGTCGCATCGTCCCAGGTGCCTGTGTCCCAGCCGCCGTTCACTGTGCAATCTCAACCCCAACAGCGCGCCCATCAGGACCGCGCACAATGCGCTTAGGCGCCATCAATGCAGACAGCGCTTGCTTTACCTGTTGCAGCGATTCGTCGTGCTTGTTTGCCATGTCGGCGTGCAGGACGGTCACCTGATTGAGCGCATTAGACACCCCGGCGCCCAGCTCCTGCGCTACCCGGTCAGATGCTGCCTGTGCCGCTTCTGCGGTTTGCAGATCGACACCGGGATTCGCCCCTATGCGCGCAACCATGATTTTAGTCGCCGCCTCAAGCTCAGACTTCCAGCGGTTAAAGTCATCAACGGATTTTACTTCCTGCGCCTTCATTTCCATGCCGTGGCGCATTGTCTGGTCTTCAATCTGCGCTTGCATCTGCGCCAGCTGCATCTCGCCCTCGATCTTCGCCTGTGCAATCTGACTGTCGAGCTGTGCTTTCATCTGCGCTGCTTGCATGTCGGCCTGCGCCCGCATCTGGTCGGATTGTGCGGTCGCTTGCATCTTGGCCTGCTCCAGCTGCTGCGTCGCCTGAATCTGCATCATTTCTGGATTTGGTGGTGCAGGCTGGGGATTTGCCGCGGCTTGCTTCTGTTTCTCTTTCAGCTGGTCGAGCGCAGAATCGAGCGTGCCTTCTATCGGTTTGGCCTGCTTGAATCCGCTAATGCCGAATTTCATTACCTCGACCAGCATCGGGATGAGCTCCGGCGATGATTGGCCAACCGGCAGTGCTTCGCGCAGCAGCCCGCCAAACGCCGTGATGAACTCAACCCGATCCTTTTTGTTTTGTTGCTCGTCGAGCTGCACCAGGCTGTCGGAATCGACCTCGATGCGGAAGTTTCGCAACGGGTTGTCCTGCATGAGCTCGATGGCCTGCGGAATCATTGCCTGATCCTCCGGGCTCATCTGGCCGGCAGCGGCGTAGAGCAGGATCGTCTGCGGCTGGAATTTCGTGCAGATAACCTGCGCTTTCAGCCGGATCAGCTCACTTGCAAACAGCGCCACCTCCTCCTGCATCGAGCGCAGCCGGAGCCCGGCATATTGACCTTTGATCTGCTGTGCGGTCGCGGTTTCGCTGGCTGCGCCCTGACCTCGGATGATGTCGCTGATGCCGGTAATCTCGTAAATCTGGCCTTTTATGTCCTCTCGCGCCCGGTAGCAATTAATCAGCGCGCTGGCCAGCATGTCGATCGGCAGAATGTCAATACTGCCTTTCAGCCCGCCCTTCTCCGAGAATGCCATCCATTTGTCAACCGGGATCAACGTGTTGTTGTCGCCCTCGGTCAGCAGTCGTTGCAGTGCCGGTTGGCTAGCATCGTAGACACCGCGGATCCTCAGCGCCTTGACCAGCCCGTCGATGCGGTCAGACAGAATATCCAGTTCGTTCGCCTGGTCTTGGTAGATTACAAAATCTGGCACAGGAATCAGGCTGTCGCTGGTGGTGGTGCTATACAAGGGTTGCGCGCAGGGAAAGAACTGGTCGAGCTCCAGCGGATCGTCGCGCTCGTCAATAATCTTTGGGCAGTTCTTCGACAACCAGTAAACCTTGCCGGTTTCCTTGTCCCACAGCTCGCAAATCTTCGCCCTGGTGCGCTCTTTCGTGCTCTGGCCATAGGTCGCCAGCGTTTCGGCGCCTGAGTCCAGCGGGATCTGTTTAGCCATCTTTTCGCCAAAACGCTCGGTCAGCGCATCTCTGGTCATGTAGACCCAACGCCAGACGCAGGTCACTTCTTCCCAAGTGCGCGCAACGCTGTGGCCGAAATCCTTCCAGTAAACGTAATCAGTCGGGGCGCACTCATACTCGATTTCTTCTTGCGTCTCCTCGCCAGCGGTGTAGTCCTGACTTTCTGGCTTCGGCGCGCCTTCGGGCGTCTGGCCTTCGGCTGCTTCATTCTCGACATCCTCCGTTACCTGCAACCCGTCCTCTGGAATGCCCAGCTGCCTAACATGCGGCTCGTAGCGCACCCATGCAGTCCCGCGACCACCAAGAAAACGGTCCTCGACCGCGTGCTTCATAGTCGACCGGAAATCTGGATAGTGCTCGATCTCAAAGTCCAGTGCGCGCTCGATCAGCTGGCCAGCCACCCGGCCGACAGGATCGTTGTCGCCAAACCTGCGCGCCGCTACCGCTTTCGGCAGCTTGGCGTAAACCGCGGGGATCAACGTCTGCACGTTTGACCACAGAATATTGAACTTGGCGGTTTCGTTCGTATGCTGACTGCGGTTGTCGTCGCGGTAGCGTTTGACAATCTTCGCGCTGCGCGCTTCCCACTTCTTGAATTCGTTGTCGTACTGGCTGATGATGTTTAGCCACTTGTCGACGCCGGTGCTGGTTGGTTCCATTATTTGTTCCTGTTTAGTCAGGCTTTGTGTTGATGATTGATGACAATATTTTGTTGTTAGTCATAAGCCTTTCGCCGGGATCATTTGCAAGATGCTGAATGCTGTTTGGTGATTCCCCCTCCACCAAATAAATGTTTTTTCCATACATTCTGGAATTTTCAATTGCATTCATTAAACTATCTTTTGTAATGTTGTCGTAACCAACATAAACAACAGAAGTCCCCGGAAGACGAGTTGTTTTTACTTCGTCCGGTCTATTCCATGACTTTTTAAAAGAATTCTTTACTATTGCGTCATCTGATCTAACGCCAATATGTCCATCGCCTGCGTTGTCTAATGCTTTCCAGAAATTTTCTAAAATTTCATTATTTGTTATTTCTTGACTACCTTTTTTTATTACATTCATCCCCAACGACCCCGCAGGCGCCGGAGCAAGCCTAGACGCCACAACTCCGCCGCCCATCATGTTGGTTGCCAGCGGCATTGCTTCTTCCGGCTGCATCAAATTCGAGTATTGCGGATTCGATGCGGTTGCCAGCTTCATAACATCAGCCACAACAGCAGGAACGTGCAATCCCTCTTTTTTGGAATACGGCAGGAACGTGCTGCGGTCTACTCTCGGATCCAGTCCAGCCGCCTCGTCTAGCGTTTGCGGTCCCGGCGTGTCAGTCAGCCCGGTCAACGTTTCCGGGTTGTAGCGATACATCAACGCTCTGGCCAGCAAGTCGCTTTTTACATTTTGAGCAGACCGGTCTACCTGCTCGGCTTGCTTTCGTTCGCGCATCTTGCGCCCTTGCTCCATCATGCTAGGGTTGCCAAACGCCGGACGGTCTTGCTCGTAACTCAGCGCCGCCGCAAGCCTGTTAGCTTCAGCCATTACTTGTTCCTGCCTGATATTGCTGCG